TATTTGCGTAATCCGCTGGATAATCAAGAGGTTAAGCCGTGATGGCCGTCCCGATCGAACGGGTTGCGGGAGTAAGCGCAGCCGGCGCTAGCGCAGCCCCCACGCCGATGTACGGCGATTACCTGACAACCCATGGCGTATGGCTGCTCTCTTATGCAGAGTGGCTACAGGTGCTTGGTGGGCTCTATGTGGCTACTCTCCTAGTCAAGATGGGCGCGGGCTGGATACAGCGGAGGGGCAAGAAATGAACCCAATTGGCGCCATAAGCAACCTTGTTGGCAAGGTGATCGACAAGGCATTCCCCGACAAAGACGAGGCCAACCGCATCAAGGCGGGGATTGACGCTCAGTTGATCAACATGGACTTAGAGCAGCTCAAAGCCGCGACCAGCATCATCACAGCCGAGGCCGGGGGCGAATCCTGGCTACAGCGCAACTGGCGCCCGGTGACTATGCTGACGTTCGTGTCCCTTGTTGTCGCACATTGGCTTGGCTGGACGGCCCCCAATCTGAGCGAGGATCAGACCCTGGCTCTCCTGGAGATAGTCAAGATCGGCCTGGGCGGCTATGTGGTATCACGCGGAGTAGAAAAGACGGCGAAGATTTGGAAGCAGTCTTAATCTTAATTGATTCTTAGGGTTTCGGCATGGTAAAATATCCTCCAAATTCACGGGGATATTTATGAAAACTTGCCATATACAAGATTGCGAATCAAAGCTATTGGCTCGGGGTCTTTGTCGGAAGCATTACTTACGGTGGTACAAGCATGGTGATCCTCTGTTGGTGCGCAAAGCGGCGGTTCAAAAGGGAGAGGATTCGCCAAATTTTAAACATGGTTATTGGGCTCATCCGCTATATAAGACATGGCGAAATATGTTGTCTCGGTGTGAAAACCCCAATGATCGCGCGTATACCCACTATGGCGCACGAGGCATAAAAGTATGCTTTCGATGGCATTGCATCCGGGCTTTCATTGCCGATATGGGAGATCGGCCAGTCGGATTCTCCCTTGATCGAATTGATGTGAATGGCGGCTACGATCCTTCCAACTGCCGATGGGCATCAGATGCTGATCAATCTCGCAATCGAAGGTACACTAAGCTTACGGTAGAGGATGCGAATAGAATCCGACGTGAGCCGAGGAGAGCAAAGAATGGCAGAGGCACCGGTCTTACTCGATCTGACATTGCCAAAAAATATGGCGTATCAGTTGCCACCATCAAAAAAGTCCTGTCTGGAGAGTACTGGCCGGAGCGGCGAAAAGGCGGTTAAGGCATGGCGTCAATCATAAACTGGCTGGAGAGTGGGGAATGAGTGTTATTGAATTTCCAGGGCCAAAAGCCCAAGACGTGGGGTTCATGGAATGCCCCTGCTCTGAGGATGCTTGGTTCATGCCTGTGGCTATAGCGGACCCTCACCGCCCGGTCATCGTGGGCATCCAGTGCCCTGAGTGCGAGGCGTATTTCGGCGTTGTAAACGGAATAGTGCAGGACATCCATGGACAATAAAGTTATTACCTACCCGGGCATCAGCCGCCTTGACCTTCCCGCTGATCGAGTGCTAGAGGGGGCAATAGGCGAGCTTGACCAAGTGGTTGTCATCGGCTACCACAAGGACGGCAGCGAGTATTTCGCCAGCTCCATTGCTGACGTCCGCACGGTTAACTGGCTGCTGGACAGGATGAAACTATCGCTGCTGGAGATTCCAGATGATAGAGAATGAATACTTCACCGACACAGAGCTGGCTTGTAGCTGCTGTGGCGAAAACCGGGTTAACAATGACTCCCTTCGCCGGCTGATACGGGTGAGGGAGCGACTAAACGAGCCAATGGTTGTCACGTCAGGATACCGGTGTGAGAGCTACAACAACCAGATAGGCGCTACGCAGACCCACGCGACGGGTAAGGCATTTGACGTCCGATGCTCTGGGAAGACCGCCTGGCGCCTAATGCAGATAGCGACAGAAGAGGGCTTCACGGGCATTGGTGTCAAGCAAAATGGCGAGTGGTCGGTCCGGTTCCTCCACCTGGACGACTTAGAGCCAGAAGAAGCCCCCAGGCCGACCATTTGGAGCTATTAACCCACTACATCCCCCAGTACCCATAGATCAATTATTAACCGCGAACAACCTTAGAGGACTCGCATAATGGCCGCACCAGCAGGCAATCAATTCTGGAAGGCTCGCACCAAGCATGGACGAGACAAGTTATTCAGCAGCGCAGAAGCCTTATGGGATGCTTGCTGTGAATATTTCGAGTGGGTAGAGGAGAACCCGCTCCTTGAGGATAAGGTTACTTCTTATCAGGGCGTAAACACCCATGAGCCCCTAACCAAGATGCGGGCCATGACCATTACCGGTCTGTGTCTGTTCTTGGATGTGGACCGCGAAACATGGGCGCGTTGGCGGAGTGATAAAGATTTTTGCGGCATCTGCACGCGAGCCGAGGATGTAATGTACACGCAGAAGCTCTCAGGAGCCGCTGCGGACCTTCTTAACGCGAACATCATAGCTAGGGAGCTTGGCCTTAGAGAGGCCACCACGAATGAGCATACAGGCCATGTGGAGCACGACCACTTCCTAGATATCGAATCAGCCCTGGCGGTACTCAATGAGCACGGCATTGACACCGCAAGCCTCTGAGAAGGCCATTCAGCTCGCAACCGCTATCAAGGCGGTACAGGAGCATAAGAAATACAACAAGCGGCTGTACTTTGAGCCATATGATTGGCAGAAACAATGGTATGCGGCTGGCAGGGAGAACAAGCAGCTTCTCCTGATGGCCGCCAACCGGGTAGGGAAGACGCTATCCGAAGCGTTCCAGGTGGCGTGTCACTTGCTTGGTGAATACCCTGACTGGTGGACCGGTGTCAGATTTGAGCGCCCGGTCACAATATGGGGGCTTGGTGTAACAGGTGAGCAGTTGCGGGATGTGATGCAGCGCGAGCTGTTCGGCTTGTATTACGGCAGACAGTTCGACGGCACCGGGTTTGTGCCGAAGGGGCGCATTGTCGAGATTATCCCGGCGATGGGAACCCCGAGGCTGGCCAAGGACATTATCGTCACACACGCATCAGGAGGAAAATCTACGCTGTCCCTCAAGGCGTATGCACAGGGCCAGCATGTATTGATGGGCGCATCGGTTGATTATGCATGGATCGATGAGGAGCCAAAGGACGAGGCTATCTACCCGCAGGTGATGACCCGGACAGCAACGGGGAACCGAGGGAAGGGCGGCTATGTGAGCCTGACATTCACCCCGGAAAACGGCATGACGCAGTTGGTGCAGCAGTTCATGGAGGACCGAGCCCCGGGCCAATACCTGCAAACCGTAACATGGGATGACGCCCCGCATCTTGATGAGCAAACGAAAGAGCAGCTTCTCGCGGCTTACCCGCCCTATCAGCGGGATATGCGAACAAAGGGGATACCGTTACTCGGCGAGGGCTTGGTTTACCCGGTATCAGAGGAGAAGATCAAGGTAGAGCCGTTCGAGATCCCCTCTCACTACAAGCGGCTGGCGGCAATAGACTTTGGCTTTACCCACCCGACAGCGGTTTGCTGGGTAGCCTATGATGCCGATTCGGACATTATCTATCTGACGGATGGATACAGGGAATCAGGAGAGTTCCCGGCTGTCCACGCCACAGCAATCAACGCCAGGGGAACGTGGATACCGGTCATCTATCCCCATGACGGGGATCAGCAGCGAGGCAACGGACCGACATACTGCCAGATATACCGAGATTCGTTCGTCAACCTGCATTCGATGTTCGCAAACCCGGACGGGACAAACTATGTACAACCGGGTATAGTTGAAATCTATCAGCGAATGGTGACCGGTAGGTTTAAGGTATTTAGCACAGTCAAGCCATTTTGGGATGAGGTCAGGAAGTACCACACCAAGAACGGCAAGATTGTCAAGGTCGATGATGACTTTTTAGACGCTACTCGCTATGCTGCGATCAGTGTACAAAGATTCGGCGAAACACAGTCAAACACCGGGTTTGACTACAGCATCTCTAACCCCGGGATCAAGTACTGATGCCTAAGACAAACGAACAAGTGGCAAGTCTGGCGCAAGAGTGGATACGCCTGTCCGACTCTAACGATTCCACGACGCTGCAAGATGACCGATTCCAGGCATTCAAATATTACTACGGTGAACCGTTCGGCAATGAACGCGAGGGCCGTTCCGACTACGTTTCCCGGGACGTATTCGACGCAGTGGAGGATACTAAGGCGATCTTGCTTGAGGTGTTCGCCAGCAACCGGCAAACGGTAAGATATACCCCGCAAGACGCCGATGACGTGGTGGCTGCTAAGCTTCGTACTCGATACTGTGATCTGGTATACAACAAGCAGAACGGCGGCTTTGCGAACCTCCACGACTCCATTCAAGATGCCCTACTCTCCAAAATCTGCATATCAAAGACGGTATGGGAAGAGCGGGAGGAGGTGGAAACCTACAGCGCAACGGTCACGCCTGAGCAATACGCTGCTCTTGAGGCTGAAGACAATGTAGAGATTGTCGAGAGCGTGGAGGAAACGGTATTCATCCAGGCGCCAGAGGGAGAGATAGGGCAAACCTCCATCCAGGTGGAGTACAAGGTCACCGAAACCAAGGGGCAGACTGTAATCTCAATGGTGCCCCCTGAGCGATTCGTGAGGGATTCCAATGCGGACAATCTCAGTCAAGCGCGGTATGCCGGTGAGTATTCAGAGGTCACTCGCTCCGATCTGCTCGAAATGGGTTTTGATCCTGATCTTGTCGAATCCCTGGCCCAGTATGAGCAGGCCGAGGGCGAATTTGACGAACAGGCGCGTGATGAGGGTGAAGTCTTAGACCAGGACCTGATACTCGAACATTCTGTGGACAAGTTCGACCTGTACGAACTCTATATGTGGTTCGACGACGACGACGACGGGAAGGCGGAGCTGCACCAAGTTTTCCTAGTCGGCACTACCGTTCTCGATAGGCAAGAGGTGGACCGCTTCCCCTATCAAATCTGGTCTGCCTACCGCGTGGCCCACAAGTTCGAGGGTCAGTCCACGTATGACGTGATCCATGATATACAAAAGCTCAAATCCACATTCAAGCGGCAGATTGCAGACTCCCTGCTCATAGGCAATAACCAGGCCAAGATTGCCAAGCAAGACGCATTCGTCAATCCTCGCGATTTGATTGACAACCCCATAGGCGCGACGCACTGGGTTAAAAACTCCGTGATGGACGTTCGGGCGGTAATCTCCGACATGCCCGCGCCCCAGCTTTCCCCGGTAACCATGACGGCCCTAGAGGTTCTGGATCGTGACAAAGAAATGCGGGCCGGCGTATCTCGGCTAACGTCAGGCGTTAACCAGGATGTAATCACCAACCAGAACGCAGACAATCTCATAAATCGAATGAGCAATGCGGCGATGCGCCGGGTTATGGTGATGGCCCGCTCTTATGCCGAATTGTTCTTAATCCCGATCTACCAAGAAATCTACCGCCTCGGTCTTGAGCACGACGAGGAAGGCATGATGGCGGAGATAGACGGTGAGTGGACGCAGCTTGCCCCGCAAGAGATGGGCGACGCGGCTGATATGGAGGTATCCGTAGCACTGACCCCAGATGATGCCAACACCCGGGCTATGGCCCTGGCGACACTGAATCAGATGTTATCTGCTGACCAGACTTCACAAGCCATCTATACGCCGCAGAACAAATACGAGGTTATACGCGAGGTATTTAACCTTTCCGGGCATCCTGACGCTGGGTATCTCACCAATCCCCAATCTGATATTGGCCAACTCCAGCAAGCGCTACAGCAGCTACAGGGGCAGATGCAGCAGATGGGACTACAGAATCAGCAACTCCAAATGGCCGTCCAGCAGTACCAGCAGATGGGCGTAGAGGCCAAAGTGATGGACGCTCAGACCCGCGCAGCCAAGGCGCAGGGCGACTTGCAAGCGAAGGGCGAAGACTTGGGGCTCAAGGCTCAGAAGCAGGCCGGGGATCAGCGCATAGCCGAGAGGAAGCAGGCTCTGGCGGAAGATGCGGAGGCACACGACCAGGTGATTGACGATCTTGAATTAGCGTTGGAGAGCAGGCAAAACAGACCGGTGACCGTACGATGAAGAGACTACTCAAGCGCATAGCCGGTCCAATCCTGCCTGATAGCGCCCTCTCAGAGCCTGCGGAACGGCTGTGGGAGAACCCCGCATTCAAAGCCGCAGTCAAGAAAAGCGTCACTGATATACAGGACCAGTGGCTACAGTGCCACGACAAAAGGCAACGAGAGCTATTGCACCTAGAGAACCGTGCCCTAGTTCGTGTTTTAGAAAGGTTGCAAAGTTTCTACCAACAGGATTAATATTAACCGAGGAACAACCGCTATGCCGGACTCCCAAAGTGCCCAAGAGGCAACTCAACGGCTGGATGCAGCCATTTTCGATCAAATTTCCAGTGTCATAGGCGACTCCGAGGAATCCGCAAGGGATCAACCAGACGAGAAGGGCCAAGCAGACGAGGAAACTGAAACTTCTGAGGACGCGACCGATGGCGAAGAAGCAGAAGACAGCGAAGACGATAACCCGGACGGTGATGAGCGATCAGAACTCGGCGATGGGGAAGACTCGGAGCTGGAACAAGCAGAAGCCGGTGCCGGAGACGAATCCGAATCGGTATCGGAAAGTGTAAAGATTGAGGTCGATGGTGAGGAATACACCCCGGAATCTATCCGAGGACTCCGCGACAAAGCCAAAGACCTGCAATCTGGTCTCACTCAGAAGTATCAACACGTAGCCGAACAGCGCAAAGAGGTAGAGCAGAGAAACGAGCAGGCAGGGCAGATTCTCACGTATCTGGAGAATCAGCTAAAAGCCCCGTTAGCTCAGTTCGAGCAAGTGAACTGGCAGGAACTCCAAGCGAACAACCCTGCACAGTATCAGCAATTGCACGCTCAATACCGCAATGCACAGCTAGGTTACAACCAGGTCAACCAGGCCATGAGGGCATTCCAGGACAAGGCAAAGCAGGACGCCGAAGCTGATTTTAAGCGGAAGGCGGCAGAAGCAAGAACCACCCTGGAAGAGATGCACCCCGATTGGAACAATGACCTGTATCAGGACACCATGAAATATGCCATTGAGCAGGGAGTACCGGAGGAGGATATCAAGAACGAAATCCGACCCTGGGTGCTCAGTCTAGCGCTTAAAGCGATGCGCTCTGACAAAGGCAAGATTCAGGCTGTTCAGAAACCGAAATCTGTTAAGAAAACCCTTAAGCAACGGGCCTCGTCTCCAGCGAACCCGAAAGAGGTGAAGATGAAGCAAGCTAAGCGGGAGGCCAAGAAAGGCAACCAGAAGGCTAAAGATTTCCTCTTCAACGATTTTCTGGAGCAGGCCGGCGTATTCGAGGAATAAGCCATGACTACTACATTCTCAGGCGTGGGCCTGGCGGAAGACTTCCAGGATGTTATTTATGACATCGACACGGTAGATACTCCGCTGACCAACATCGCCAAAAAAGGCAAAGCCAGTGCGAAATTGCACGAGTGGCAAGAGCGCGTACTTGAGGCTCCCGGCAGTAATGCCGTGATCGAAGGTGCGGACGCAGGCACCCGGACTTACACTCCGACGATTGCCAAAAACAACCGCTGCCAACTGATGGAGAAGGTATGGAAGATCTCTTCCACCTTCGACGCGGTTAAAAAGTACGGACGCAAGTCTGAGTTGATGGACCAAGCCAAGGTGAAATTGCGCGAGCTGAAGCGTGATATGGAATTCGCCTACACCGGTTCCGACCTCCAAACACTGGTTGTCGGTAACGGCTCAACCATTGCGGATGAGATGAACTGCGCTCAGGTGCAGATCAGCGCAGACACCACCATCGATTTTTCCACGTTTGGCACCAACTGGAGCGATCCGGCCCCTACAGATGGCTTGCAGCCTGCCGAGCTGGCAATCCTCGCCGGGATGCGGGCGACCTACGAAGAGGGCGGCGTGGTAGACACTCTGTTGGTTAACCCCAACAAGGTGGAAACCATCGCGACTTTCGCCCTGCAAGACGGGCGGCGCAGAGACGTAACCGACAAGCGGCTGGTTAACTCAGTGGATATCTACGATTCCCCCTACGGCGAAGTGTCCGTAGTGATGGGTCGGATCATGGATACCACCACTGTGCTTGGCCTGGATTCCGACTACTGGATGGTCGCTATGTTGCAACCCACCAAGCTGGAGAAGCTGGCCAAGACCGGTCACTCGAACGACATGATGTACTCGAATGAGCACACCCTCGCGTGTCTCAACTCGTTTGCTTCATTCGTGATCGAGAACATCCCGTCAACCTCCAGCTAAGGAGCGAAGGGGGAGGGTTGCACCTCCCCCTCTTACTATGAACCAGATTGAAAAACAGATTTATCAATCCGGCGGAGTAGTTGAGGATTTCAAGGAGGAAGGCGGCCAGATTTATCAAGTGCGCCACCAGAACCTCGACAAATTCCGCAAGGTGATGGGCCAGATGGAAGAATTGAATTCCATGGCCAAGCGTCGCCCTGAAATTCGCCCATCTTACTCATTCCCTGAAGTCGCTTGTTTGGATATCGTGAAGAAGTACGGGCCCGATATGCACCCGCGCCGCTTTCCAAAGATGAGCGAAACCCAGAAGGAGAAGTTCCGGCGAATGGTTCGCCTTGAATACCCGTATTGTATCGTTGGTGGATTCACGCAAAGGTACTTTTAATGGCGATTTCCAATTTCGGCGAGCTTAAATCCTCAATTGAATCGTGGCTTGAGCGAACCGATCTTAACAGCCGTG